CACCTGTGTGGTTATCCCAACTTCTATTGAAACCGTCATGGTATTTAAACTTGCTATACCCTGATGGGAACGCACTGTTTTCATCAACAGTTACTTTAGCTTGTGGGTACATTGATTTAATAACTTGGTTAGGAACTAAACGTATTAACGCCAACTCTTTAGGTTGTTGATCTGCGCCGTAGTATCCTGGATAACAATCGTACGGATCTCTTAGTTCCGCATGTGGATACATGATTCCTTCAGGTGATCGCTTTTGTCTAATGATCCATACACAAAAACCATAACCAGGTAACCATCGTGCAGCTTGTGGTAACTGCATATCCATTTTAGATGAAGCGTCTAAACTTGTAACAATACGTTCTAGCTTATCTGCTTTTGCTTTAGCTCGTTCACTCTCTGCATAAGCGTCTACTTTTATGTCAGGCATACGTCCTAACTTCTGTGCTAAATGTTCTAAACCTGAATTAATAAGATTAGGTATAGGTAAGTCAACATCATAGTTTTTTGCTTCTTGACCTAGTAATGCAGAGATACCGTTAGTACCACCATTCATAATAGAACGTACTCTATCACGGTACTCGAAATGACCGCTTTGTTCGTGCATTCCTTTTAAATCGTCTGTTTTGATTAACAGCTCATCTGCGTTTAGCATTACCAAAAAACCTCGTTGTATTCACTTTGCTTATAATAACTATAGGATGGATTATAGTCTGCTTCTGCTTCAGCTAACATCATTTTTACATTGGTACGTATTCGTTTCATAGGGAACCAACTAGCCATTACTAAGTCAGTTTTAGTTCCTACGTTACGTGAGTTACTAGCACCTGCTTGTGAAAAATAGATTAACTGTTGTCTAAAGATATTTACTTTACGTTGTGTAGTTGAGTCAGAGTACGGTATGTTTACTTTTTCTTGTTCGTACATACCTACCATACTGGTTACACCAAATGTAGGATCCCATTTATTTTTATAGGTTTGATGTCCCTCTATACGTACACCATGATTAGCTGCCCATTGTTTTATGTCACGGTCTTGTCCGATCGCTCTTTGAAAACCGTTCTCTTCAATTACCCAATGTGCTAACCAATACTTGTCATACCATTCCTTCATAAGTTTATGTGCTTTTTGTACACCACCACCTTGATCATTCTTGATGTCTACAAGCCATACCTGTTGTGTCTTAATATTATATGCCCACAATACTGCTGCTTGATACCCTGTACTAGCAGGATCGAGTCCTGCAATAAGTGTAGTACCAGGTGGTATGTCTCCTAACTTACGTGACTTGTCTATACATTTATCAATCATCTCTGCTGTAAACAATGCCATACCGTCAGGTACTGCTTTGTTAAGATATACCATCTCAAATATATTTCTACCGCCTGTTGTCTCTGCTGCTGCTAACTGTTCTAATAACCATTTATGAGATCGTCTTGATTGCCATAACATATGTGGTTTATGATCTAATGACTCATCTTCTAATGGTATTTCTAAATCATGCGCTCTATCTACAATAGACTCCCATGCTTTGTTCTCTAAGAGATGATGGTAAAGATCATCGGGGTGCTGTCTTGATCCAATGACGACCATTCCTGTATGTTCCTCTTTACGTGACTGTAGCGTTGTGGTCCACCAGTTCCTGGTGTTTTCTCTAGCACTTGGTTGCACAGTACTTCCATGATCTTCGATGTCGTCTGCAATAATAAGGTCTGCGTCTCTGGAAAGGATCTTACCTCCTTTTCCAATTGCGACAAGAGTTGGTGACTTAATACCAGAGACTGTTCTAGTTGCAACAGTAAATTGACTGGACGACCAACTTTTTCCACCTCTATTAGAAGGTCTAAATCCGTCCCAGTCTCCGTAATCTTGTATGAGTCCTTCATTGTTCTCCAAATGGTCTAGCACCGCGCCTACAGAGTTACGTGCAATGTCTTCGTTACCACCGCACCACATAACACGTATGTTTGGATTTTTACATATCATGTAGACACAAAAGTGTGTAAGTAGATCTGTCTTGCCATGTCTAGGCGGAGACAAGATCATAAGTCGTTTACCAAACTTTATACTATCTAAGATAGCAGCTATCCACTTCTTTTGGAAGTCAGGTGTTTCATAATTTTCACCACGCTCTGTCAGGAAATATTCATCTCTAAACTGTACAAAGGACTCTACGTCTGCTTGCAGCTCGAAGGGATCCCCCCTCTTTTCGTGCAGCGCTTCTTTTTCTACGTCCTCTAAGTAAGCAGCTACCGCCCTAGATACTGTTGATGGACTGCAGCTTAATATATTAGCAATTTCTTTTTTAGTCTTCTTACCATCAATAATGTCGTGAAAAAAATTTTTTTGTTTCATAATGGCATAATAATCCCCACGTCTTTTCTGTACATTCTCATCTACCTGCTTGGGGTTCTGTATCTCTGCTGTGGGTTTACTAGCTCTCCACGCTCTCTGTCGTGTTCTTTTAGAACACCTATCACTACAATACTTCTTACGACCTTCTGGTAAAGGGATCAGACAGTTGTCTGCTGTGCAGATGGTGATTTTTTCTTTATTTGACATATCTCTATGGTATAGTGTAGCATACGTGGGATAAGTAATGTGGTGTTCCTGCCTATACAAACACCATATGATAATACAAAAGAGTTGTGGTTGGACTAGCAGGACCGCCTTAGTCATCCGTTGAGGGATCTTCCTCACATTTTATTTATTAGAGAGAGACAATATTTTTACGTTACTGCACTTAATAAACTGCGTTGGGTTGGGAGTGACACAGGGATTGCTACGACTGCCGAGCGCTCGACTGTTATATTACAGGATCTACGTAATATAACATACTACTGGTAGTTATACCACATATAGTGGTTATAGACTACACTATATATAGTATACTGTAGACGGGGGTGTACTGGTTTCGTGTTAGATCTTATCCCATATAAACATCTAATAACAGTGGGTTCGACTCCCACCACCTCCACAAATTGCCAGGTTTAAATTGACTAATTCATACATATTTTGTGCGCCGCCAGATTGAGCTATGGGGGTTAATACTTGCTTTGCTTTCGTGTGTGTGGGTAGTGCAGCACGGTGCGGCGATTCGTAGGCGGTTCGTCCTGGACTGTCTGCTCATGCGTTCGCCCTACAAATCGAGTACTCGCAGCTTAAAATAGAGTAGATACGTCTCTCCAGGCGTCGTGATCTAAAAAATTTTGACGGTGATCTATCCTGGCTTGGTGATCACAAACTTAACGCGGTGATCTATTCTTCTCTCACAATAAGAAAAGCAGCGCCTAAGCGCTGCCTCTCTCTCTCCTGGTTATTAGTACGTAAACAATAGGGACTTGTTCAACCAGGTATTAGGACCTCATTCATCTATCTTATAATCTTCTCTACTAACGCCTCCAACCTCTTCTTCATTGAGATAGAACATATCCCAACAAGTTTGACTGCAAAATTGTTCCACTTCCCATTCGTCAACATCTATGAGGACATCGTAGTTAAATGATTCTTTACAAGTAACACACTTACCAACACATGAGAGTAATCTTGCCCTAGCCATTAGAGGTTTGTCTCCTGGAATACGTCCTTGATAGTTTTAAGAACGTATGCCTCCACTCTGTCCGCTTGACTGCTGCCTAACTCCAAGCTCGTCCAATTCTCATCAAACATTTTCTTTATAGCTTTAACTAATGCCTTCTCCATTTATACTTCCCCTCTCTCTTCTGCTGCCTGGAACTCGTCTCCAATATAATTTATATATCTATCCAGTAATTCGTTAGTCTCATTATTTTCTTTTACTAATTCTCTGTACTTCCTGCGCAGTGCGTAGCCGTCCGCCGCGTAACCTGATACAACCCAAGCAGCAACAAACAACCAAGCTAAGGACCAAGCCATTAGTAACTTCTCCATAGATATGTCTTGCTGCCTACTTCTGCGTAACACATATCTAAAAGCATATCTACGCGCACTCTGTTCCAATCGATATATTGTGCGTAGACTTGACCTTCGTCGACTCCGTACATTTCACAGAAATATTCATCGAGATAATATTCTTTTTCTTGTATGGTGTCGAACACCTGGACATTGTCGGCGAACTCTTTGAAGGCGTCTGTTGGCTCGTGGTTAACGTCCAACTCGTCGCCCATGAGAAACACCTCTTTAAATGCTCGGATGTAATCAAAGTTCGGAACCAATTTAAGCAGCTGTACAAGTCCAAACAATTCTTCGGCTAGCATATACTCGCCGCCGCCAAAATCATTATCTTGAATGTGTACTTCATCGCCGCCGCACACGTACGGAGTCTTCGCCTTCTTGTGTATGTTCTCAATATCTAGCGCCTGCTCGATTTGTTCAAGCGTTGTCT